TACGATGTCCATGCCGTCATTCAACTTGCGGCCGGGCTTCAATCGGCCGCCTTTCGTCAGGTTGGCCGGATCAAGCCGCAGATTCGCGTTGTGGTCGGCAACCTGCGCGTTGTAATTGCGCGCAATCCGGTTGACCGCCCACAGCTCAGGATTGCCGACCGGCGTTCTGAGTACCGTCGCGGACAGCAAGTCAATGGATACTTTGCGCACGACGTCGCGCGCTTGCTCGGGCGCCTTCTTTGCGAAGGCGTGCAGCGACAACGCGAAGGACTCGCCGTTGCTAGCCACGGATGTGTGCCACAAACAGTACCGGCACGCCGGCGGGGCTTACTGGCTTCACGTCGATGACTTGAAAGTCCCGGTACTCGCCCGTGAACGAGTCGCGACAGTTGAGCGTATCGCCCTGCCGGATGACCGCGCCGGCCGCGCAATACGCCTGCTGGTCGCCCTGCAAGACAAGCGTGCCGTTGATGTACTTTTGTGGCATTGCGAACACGGCGCAGTAGCTTTGCGCGCTGGTGACGTTCGCCGTCGCCATGCCGCTGGACGGGTCGTATGCGCCCGGGTTTGTGTGCTTGATCGCGCACGGCGCTCCGTAGCGCTGCAGCATGCGCGTCGCTGAAGCGGCCGTGCGCGCGTAGGTGAATGGTAGCTCGCTCATGCGCGAATCACTGCGCAACCGCTGCCGCCGACCGTGTACGACGCGACCATCGCTTCAACTTGCGCGAAGAATGCAGCCTGGCGGTGGCCAGGCTGGTATTCCGTCGTGATTGGGCCGATGGTCTCGCGGACAATCTGCGCCGTTTCATCTGGCGCAAGCTCACCCGTTGATGCGCGCAATGCCAGCTCCGCATTGGCGCGAATGATTGCCAGCGGTACGGCGGTGTACGGTAGCAGCACGCCGTCGATGATGACGCGCTTGCGCGGCCAGGAAAGCGCCTGAGGTGTGGTTGAGGTCGCAGGCTCCCAGAATGAACCGCAAGTTAGGGCGGTGGCGCGCACTCCCTGCCAGCGGTATCGCGCCTCCATCCACTCACAGCCCTGGCGCAAATACGCCTCTTTGGTCGCCTGGTCGGGAATGGCCGCCCACGTAGAATTGTTTCGCGCAGCGAAGTACGCGTCAGCGTCGGCTGCGCTGATGTATGCCTCAGCGTTCGGCAGGCCGCTGCCATCCTCGACCACCAGCGCCACGTTACGCGCCCTTCTTGTTGAGCGTCAGCGTGCGCCGTTCGGCGGCCTCATGCTGCTGCTCTTGCGTCTGCTGTTCCGGCTTCTTCGGCGCCTCCGGAGCGGGAACGGTCACGGTTTGTGCGGGCTTTTCTTTCCAGCACGTCGCGCGAACGAGGTCGATCAGTTGCATGCGTCACCTTTGAAAAGAAAAGGGGCGACTTACGCCGCCCCTGGGTTGGTACTGTTGCCGCTTACTTCGACTTCAGGAACGCCAGCGGAATCTGCTTGCGCTGGAACACGCGCGACCAGGTCGCAGCGGTAGCGAGGGTGGTGTTCGACGGGTTGAACCCGGCGCCGCCGGCGTCCGGACTCGCGGCCGAGTACGAGAAGCCAGCCGGGTGAATGACGAACTGCTGGCGCGAGAAGAACACTTCTTCGCCGCCGCCGTTGCCCGATGCCGGGTTGCGCCACACTTCGGCTGGCACTTTGTCCTGGCCCAGGCCCATGCGGAACACGCCGGCACCGAACAGCGCCGCGGTATAGATCGGATCGGCGCCGCTGGTGTCGACCGGCATGCCGTCGTCCACCACGACGCGATAGCCGAGATAGGTCGGGAAATGCACATCGGCCGAGCCGTCGCGCAGGTACACGATCAGGTTTTGCTTCTGCAGCTCGGTGTACTGCGCCGAGTGCATCGCGATGGAGGTCAGGTTCGCTGCGGCATCGCCCAACGTCGCCTTGGCGTTGAGAATGGCGGTGCCGCTGATCGCGGCGGCCGACCCGTCGTACAACATGTCGCCACCGTTTTGCGCCACGTTGGCGGCAAGGATGCCGTTGGCGATGGCGATCGTTGCTGCCTGGAAGCGGTGTGCCCAGTACTTCGCCACGCGCGAGCGAATGACCGAGACCGGATCGGGATGCGTCAGGGCGGCAACCAAGTCCATGCTGGACCACGACTTGTTGCGCATCAGCTTGACGGCGGTCTGCTGGCCGCCGCTAGCCTTGTCCGGGGTGCTGGTGACGGTGTTGTCGTCGCTCGAAATGTTCTCGGCGTCGTTCACCAGGTCATTCAGGTGACGCAGATGGAAAGTGGAGCCCTCGCCCATCGCGAGCGCGGCGATCACGTCGTCGTGGGCGACGATACCCGACTGAAAGAACGCGGTCAGTTCGGGCGATGCGAGCAGAAACGGTGCGGTCCACTGCTCGGGGACGATGACGTCGGAAAGACGCGTAGTGGTCATGCTTTCTTACCTCTGGTTGTGTTGGGCTCGCAAGCGCATGGCCTGCTGCGTAAGGTTTTCGCTGCTACCACCGCCGCCCGGTGCGCTACCGCCTGCACCGCCGCCGCTGGCATGTTGGGGCGTAACGAAGTGCTTGCCTTCGTCACTGGACGCCCATTCCGCGATGAAATCGCCCAGCGCCTTGTCGCCGGCCTTCACGGTGCGCACATCGCCCTCCACGCTCACCGTGGCCGCCGCGGCGTGCATCGCCTTGGCCGCCTTGATGTGCACAGGGTTGGTAACGCCCGCTTTGGTGAGCGCGTCGGTCAACGCCGAATCGACGATCGAGCGGTTGTAGGCCGTCTCGGTGTCGGCGGCGCGCTTGGTGGCCACTTCCAGTTCAACGCCGGCCTTCTTCAATGCCTTGTTGGCATCGGCAAGCTGCGTTTTCAGCTGGTCGCGCTCGGCTTCCACCGCCTGCAGGTCCGCGGGGTCGATCTGCTGCGCACCCTGCAACTTCTTGAGCTTGCCTAGCAGCTCAGTGTTCTTGTTCTTCAGGCCGGCGGTCGCTTCCTCGACGGCTGCGGCGACGGCCTCTTTGAACTCGGTGGAATTGATGTCGATTTCGCTCACGGTCATGTCCCTCGGACTGGTTGCAGGCCATCGGCCCAAAGAAAAAGCCCCGCATGGCGGGGCTTGGTGTTTGACTTAACTGCAGAGGTTTGCTCGGCAGTCGGATTAGCTCATCTCGCGTCTGCGCCCTTCCATCAGGCAAACAAGGCACAGCTTCGATTGCGTGCGGTCAACGCGTGCGGTCACATACTCGCTACCTCCGCAGCTTGTGCAGGACGGAATGTGCCTGTGACGAATCCTTCGGGCTTTCGCGCGCACGCGTTCCGCCGGGGTGTCCGGCGCTGGCGTTCCTTCGATAACGCGAAATCTTCCCATCGTGAGCAATCGTCACACGGCGCAAAACGTTGTCAAGCGCCCACCTTTTTCACCAGCTGATCGAGCGTCAGAAACCGCCCGTTTGGCGAATACATCTGGCCGAATGACATCTTGCCACTGCGATACAGCGCGGCGCGCGCAGGCCCTAGAATTTCGTCCTGTCGGCCCGCTGATTGCTTCGCGAACCATTCCGCATAGGTCTGCTCCGCGGGCACTTGGCCGTCCATGCTCGCGCGCGTGCCCGGCGAAATCTCGTCCGTGTTGATGCCCAGCTCCTTCCATGACTTCAGTACCGGCACCGACACGCTTCGGCAATTGAAATGCAGCGCGCCCGGGCCGCCACCCCACGGGATCGCATGGCCGATCGGCTTATGCGTGTCCGCTGTGTATCTTAGGCCGTCGCGTATGCGGCACATCGGGCTTGTCTTGGTGTCCAACGTCGAAACCCACGAAAGCGCTTTCACCAGGTCAGCGTTCGCGTTGTAGCTCGCTTGGCGCGCCGTCTGCGCGGTGTGACTAAGCGCCGTTTGCACCACCGCCGCCAGCTCCGACCGGCCGCGCTGCAAGACGCCGTCGCGGAAATTTACCGCCTTTGATCCACGAACGGTCTTTATGATATCGGCCGTTGTCCTCCCCTCTACAAAACCGGCACGTACCGTGTTGCGGATCAACGTCATGCGCGATTGCTCAAGATTCGCTGCCCAGTCCTTGAGCAAACGGCCCTGAAACGGCCGCGACAGCGCCGTCGCATACACTTGTTCCGCGCTGACGCCGGCAATAGGGAAGCGCACGGCAATCTCGCTCGGCACAGCCGCACGCAGCTGCGCCGTGTTGTTCGCCGTTTCGACCCTTGCCAAGTCGCGCATGTTAGGCGGCAGCTCGGCCACCACCGCGCTGTACGCCTGGACGTTGAGCGCCTTCACGGACGCGAGCAGAACTTCCAGCCGCTCGACCGTGAAGGTCTGCGCGTCCAGCTGCATCAGCGCTTCTGCAAGCTGCGCGGTGAGCCGCGCATCAGTGCGATTCAGCACCGCGATCATGCGCTGCACGACTCCCTGCGAATACGCATGGAAGTCGTGGGCGTAATCGATCGCCTTGTCCTGCAGCAATGCGTTAGCCTGCATTGGCTGGCACGGTCAAGTCAGCGCTACCCGACATTTCTGCCGGCTTTTCGAGTGGCGTCGCTGGCACCTCCGACTTGGCAATCTCGTATTCCGATTCGGGGTCGATGCTGTCGGAGAGCACACCGCGCCGCTGCAGTTCGCTGATAGCAGTCGGCCCGCTGATGATGCCAGACAGGTGCAAGTCCTTCATCAACGCTGCGCTTGCTTCGCCCATCGTCGCAGCACCGTAGTCATCGAACAGAACGACTTCGCCGGTCTTCGCCTGCTTCACCCACTGCCCAGTGATAGTCAACGCCTGGTCGAGAGCGTCAGCAAAGTTTTCTGCCATGCGCTGAAGGTCCGATTTGTTGGCCTCGGCGTCGTTGGACGATTCGGTGGCGGTGCGCTGGCCAGGCTTCTGGATGAGAAGCTCCGCGCCCGTCTGCACCATTTGCTGCTCAAGGCTTTGCAAGGACGTTTCGCCGGCGGCGATGGCGTGACCGGTGTGCTCCACGAACTTCATTTCCGCACCCATCGGCAATTTCACCGCCGAAGAGCCGCCTACGGTCAGCTGCGTTTGATCATCGGCGCCGATCATGGCAAGGATGGGCACGCGAGCAACGTGCAAAATTGTGTCCTGATCGCTCTGGCTCTGCCAATGCTTGATGTTCAGATAAGCAAGGTCAAGCATCGGCGGACGTCCGATCATGTACCCGTCGCGCACGCCATAGATGGGTACGAAAGGAATGATGGGCAGCGTGGTTGTGCCTTTCGCCCACGACTGCATCGGGCCGCCCTTGCCATCCAGGTCACGGAAGATTTCCCAGCCGCCGGGCGTCAACACGCGCACCTGCTGCTTCGAAATGCGACCGAACGGGCCGTCGTCTTCGGTGTAATCCTCCAGAATGCGCAACTGCGTCAGTTGCACGGCGCCGTTCACGCGATCTGCTTGCCACCCGAGAATTTGGTTGTGCTTCACGCGCACCCAATATGGACGAATCTTATTCGCCTTCATCTGCGCCGCGGTCGGCATCGGCCCGTCAATTGTTGGGTAGTCGATCAGGATGCCGCATAGCCCGTAAGCGATGGCCTCGTGAAACATCTCGGCCGCGAAACTGTGCAAGCTCACGCCTTGCAAGTCGATATCGTCTAGCCATTCGGTGATATCCGGCGCGGCATCTTTGACCTGCAGCGGCTTAGCAAACGGCTTGCCCGACATGACACCTACCGTTCGGCGGTACGCAGGAAACAGCGTAGCCGTGTCCAACCGCGCCTTATAAGCTTCTTCTGTCTCGCCCGGCCAC